TGGTAATATTCCAACTGCTGGTGAGATTTATGGTACATGGGAAACTCAATTCAATAATGAAGCTGTCGATATATCTTTCTTAATTGCTGGTTCGACAAGAACTGACGATGGTGCAGGGAATCCCCAAGATCTTCTTTCGGATTGGACTGCTATAATCAATGAAGGTATTCGAATTTGTGAAAATCGTAGAGATTGTTTGTTGGTAGCTTCACCACAACCAGGTGATGTTATTAATGTTGCATCAGAGTCATCTCAAGCACTTAATGTTGTGGGTACAGTTAACACTGCCACTTCTTCATCATATGTTGTGTTTGACAGTACTTGGGTTTATCAATATGATCGTTATAACGATAGATATATTTGGGTACCTGCTAATGGTCACACAGCGGGAATCATGGTGCGTACAGATGTTCAACGAGACCCATGGTTCTCACCTGCTGGATTGAGTCGAGGTCAATATCTTGGAATTGTTAAAACTGCTTTTAATCCAGGCAAAGCTTCACGTGATGATCTATATCGTGCAAGGGTTAATCCAGTTACAACTTTCCCAGGACAAGGCACAGTATTGTACGGTGATAAAACTGGGTTGACAATTCCATCTGCGTTTGACCGTATTAATGTACGACGGTTGTTTATTGTTCTTGAAAAGGCAATTGCTATTGCTGCTAAAGCACAATTGTTCGAATTTAACGATGCGTTCACACGGGCACAGTTTAGGGCTGCGGTAGAACCGTTCTTGCGAGATGTCAAAAATCGTCGTGGGTTGATAGATTTTGCTGTATTGTGTGATGAGACAAATAACACAGATTCGGTAATCGATAGGAATGAGTTTGTTTGTTCAATCTTTATCAAACCTTCACGTTCAATTAACTTCATCACACTAAACTTTGTTGCTGCAAGAACAGGTGTGGACTTTGAAGAAATTTATAGTGCAGTATAAGAAGGAGAGTAAAATCAAATGGCGACAATAGACGAATTTAAGGCACAACTTATTGGTGGAGGACCGAGAGCTAACAGGTTTCGAGTCTTTCTCCCAAGGGCCGGTGCAAATATTGAATTCCTTGCTCAGGGGGCATCAATTCCTGCAGCTACGATCCCTTCCTTTGATGTAAAATTCAGAGGAGCGACACTGAAGTTAGCGGGTGATAGGACATATGAAGATTGGACTGTTACTGTTATCAATGACTTGGAATTTTCTACACGTAGTGCCATGGAACAATGGCAAGGAGAAATTCAAGCCTATGACGGTGGTGATGCTTCGTTAACCAACGACTATCTGTTATCACGTGCGTTCGTAGAACAGTTAGGTAAAGACGATGGTGTCTTGGCTCGATACGAATTCTTCAATATGTTCCCAACGACTATTGGGTCAATCGAATTAAGTTTCGATCAGGCAGATCAGCTTGAAACATTCGAGTTGACATTTGCGTTCTCACACTGGGAGAGAACACTCTAATATTTAAAAACCCAACTTAAAAGAGGTATAAATATTAGACTATGGAAATACTTGGATTTGAAATAACTCGCAAAAAGAATGAATTGCGATCTTCAGAGGACTTGCTCGGCAAGTCCTTTGTTCCGCCGTCTAATGAAGATGGTGTTGCAGTTCTTGAACAACAAACCGGATATGTCGCTGGAGGTGCCGTTGGTGCTTACATTGACATGGAAGGTGTTATTAAGTCTGAAATAGACTTGATCCGCAAATACCGTGAAATCGCATTAATACCCGAATGTGATTCCGCCATCGAAGATATTGTAAATGAGTGTATCACTTCAGATGTCGATGATACTATCGTTGATATTGATCTATCTAAAACTAAACTTAGTGAAAGTATCAAAAAGAAAGTACATGAGGAATTTCAAAACATCCTCACTACAATGAAGTTTAACCAACACTCACATGAACTTTTTAGAAAATGGTACATCGATGGTCGTATCTACTTTCATAAAGTTGTGGATCCACAAAGACCCAAAAGAGGTATCATTGATATTCGTTTTGTGGATCCAACAAAAATCAAAAAGATTCGAAACGTAGAACGTGAAAAAGATAAAGTAACGGGAATGGATCTTATTAAAAATGTAGAAGAATTTTATGCCTTTAACGAAAAAGGTATTGAAAGTAACAGTAATGCTGGACAAGCAATAAAAATTGCACCTGAGCTATTACATATACAACCTCTGGGTTATTGGACCAGTCACGGAATATTATTCTGGGTTACCTACACAAAGCAATCAAAACTGCAAACCAACTTAACATGATGGAAGATGCACTTGTTATCTACAGAATTTCAAGGGCTCCAGAACGTAGAATCTTTTATATCGATGTTGGTAACTTACCAAAAGTTAAAGCAGAACAATACCTCAACGAGGTAATGACACGTTATAAAAACAAACTGGTTTATAATGCACAGACTGGTGAACTGAAA